GCTAAAAATAACTGTCTAGCTTTTGTCGATGAGTTATTGAGGTCCCTATCCGGCAGTGGTGCCGGATCGAGCTTCGCATATGCACTGACTCGAAAGTCAGGAATTATGTCGAAGCTCGAGGAACGATTGAGCGACGCTAAGCGTCCTCTCTCAGGGTGTTGTAAATTTTACAACCTGAGCCAAGTAAGCATGTCTCACCAAACATGGTCTGTGTTAGACCAGTACGGCATGAAACTACTTCACTTAGAAATCGTCCATGAAAGGAACGGTTTCTCGTATCTAGTTGATAGAGAAGGCACATTGGAGACGTGCCTTTGGTTGGCTAGGAGTGAATTAGAGGTGATATATGACTACCTCGGCAGCAGTGTGGAAAAGTTTACACTTGGTTCTCAGTTGATATTCTTAGGAAAGATACTGAATTGGAAAACGGAGAATTTCATCTCCCATGCGAAGTACCATTGTGTCTGGCCAATGGCAAAGTATACCCGTAACCCTCTACCAGAAAGACCTGTGACTTTCTCAGGACATCCCTTTATTTGGGGTGGTCCGATTCTACGTATGTTAAAGAATCGGATGTGTACACGCGTATGTAAAAGTAATATACGTGTTCTGTCACTTTTCTGGTCGTTATTTCAAGGGGTAAAGAGGGGTTGTATGGCAGTCGATGACGAATTTGTAGATGAAGCGAAAATGAAACATTTAAGATCGCTTGGTAAGCCTGACGGTGTTTGCGCTGAGAGTCTCGTAGGTTATTTTCTTCCATTTTGGAAAGGAATAACAACTACTCCGAGACTCCTTGAGGCGTCAACATCGGCTTCTTTCGAGAGTTCTCGTGCCCAAGGTGGTGCACGCGCTTTTCTCTGGGATTATGCTCAGCTTAATTTTGGAAAATCGATTCGTCTTAGTCGAGAAGGACTGCAAAAGGGAGGAACTAGAATGTCCCTACGGGAAGTTATTGATGAAGCATGGAATGTATGTAACGATAGCAGGGATGATACGGGTGTGATCAGACTAAATGCAGAGGTTGCTGCAGTGTGTGAACCATTAAAGGTTCGGCTGGTAACAAAAGGTCCAGCAATGCCTTATTATTTTTCGAGGTTTCTTCAGAAAGATATGTGGGAGCATCTTCAAGGATATGATGCTTTCCGTCTAACTGGAAAACCTTTGGAAAAGCAAGATCTATGTGATCTTGTGGAGAAGACATATAAATTTACACACTTCGACATACCGCTTTTAGCAGATCGCTTGATGTATCAAGAAGGTTTTTGGGTCTCAGGAGACTACAAAGGAGCAACAGATAGTTTGAAGATTCATTATACAAAAGAATGTTTTGAATCTTTGTTGTTCGAATTAGGTGAAACATTATCGCCAATGATGCGAAATATTCTCAGAGCTGTGTTATGTGAACACAAACTTAATTATAAGCTCTCTGATAAATCTTCCGTGTCAGGCGATCAGTTAACAGGACAGTTGATGGGATCGACTTTGTCATTCCCTATATTATGTGCGGTTAACTTTTGTTGCCTATGGAAAGCGTTTGAAGAACGTTTCGAATGTAGTTTCAGTATAGACCAGGTACCTTGCTATGTTAATGGAGATGATATTTTATTCCGCTCGGACTCTCATTTATATGAGATTTGGCGACGTAATCTGGAAATAGTAGGATTCGAACTTTCGCTTGGAAAAAATTATTGCCATAAGAGTCTAATGTCTGTGAATTCCCAACTTTGGTTAGTTGTGGATCATTCTACGGAGCAAATATCAAATGTGCTCGACTATTGGACGTTAGGTGTTGATTTGATCAAAGTGAATTATTTGAATGTTGGACTGTTAATTGGACAGTCAAAAGTTCAGAAAGTCGCCGAAGAGAGTTCGGTGGATA